GACCAGAAGGGCCTCCTTGGTGGAAATATAAAGATAACTCTCCCTTACATTTATATTTCCACCAAGGAGGCCCTTCTGGTCCCTTGGGTGGCATCTCAAACCGATTTGCTGGCATTTGACTGGCAACTCGTAGAGGAGGATTAGCATGGATTGGAAGAAGATCTTGACCGATCTGCTCGGAGCCCTGAATGGCCCGTCTATTCAGGCTGCAATCGCAGATATCTCTCGCCCTGCGGACCAAGGCGGCTTCGACTGGAAGTTCTGGGACCATGACGAGGATGAATTCAAGGGTCCGTTCGAAGAATTCAAGCACAATGTTGACCTTTTGACCAATGTGATCGAACAGGTGGTCCTCGGGATCGAACTGCTTGCTGAGAATGCCGAAGAATTGGCCCATGGAGAACATAAGTTGCAGGCAGCCGCAGCTACTATCGCCAGAGCGTGGCAGTGGCCGTGGTATATGCGGTGGGCTGGTGGAATGAAGACCCTCATGGTCAAATTCCTCGTCTCCATCGTGGTCAAGCAGCTGAACAACAGGCTGGGCAAGGCTTGGGGACCGGCCTTCTTGGAAGAGACCAATGGGGAGGCCACCAATGGCTAAGCTCGGTGATGAACTGGTTGGCAGACAAGACGTTGTGGCCTACCGCAAGGCTTTCAAGTTCGAACTTAGGGGCCTCAAGTGGCGTATCCACTGGCCTGAGGACGTTCTGCTGATAACTTGGCAGTCAAGGGGTACTCTTGGCGAGATCACCTTGGCCAGTGGGATGAAGATCGTGGATGTTCCAATTGAGATCTGCAAAGAGCTGGATTCTCATATTTCGAACTACAGAGCGCAGGAGGGTTAGGATGAAAAAGTTGGAGTTCAGGATGTATCGTGACAATGGCGGTGCCAATGATGTCGAATACGCCGTTGGCACACTTCAGTGCGAAGAGAAGCATGTGGCTGTAGTTACCAACAAGATGGCCGCCGGTATGCGTGGCAACTGGAAGCTGGACTTCGAAGAAGTCCAGCGACAAAACCCCCCGAGAAGGAAGAGGAGACCCAGAATGGCGAAGTTTAAGCACACTCCCACAGCGGAGAACGCTTTTGTCTTGAAAGAGCCGATGATGATTGAGACACCCCGGTCGAAGGGCGGTGGCGAAGCTGGAGACTTCCTGACGATCGGTGTTGACGGGAGGTTCACCATTATCCCTCGTGATACGTTTCTCGAAACTTACGAGGCAGATGAAGCGGACGCTGATGCGGCAGGGGCAGAACTCGCTTTTGAAGCTCCTGAGCCAGCCCTACCGCCCGGAGTGATCAGAGGCCGGGACATCCCCGGTGGTCCTCCTCAGAGACCGGGGGGCTGATGCCTGAAGTGACGCTGCGCCGAGTGTTTCCCGATATGGCGACGATGAAGAGCATCTTGACTGCAAGTGACCTGATGCTCGATAGATGGCTTCGCCATCCGGCGACACTTGAGGGGAACCTCTCTAACGCCTACATATTCGCATTGGATATGGTCGGCAAGAGGGCTCGAAATTTAGGGATGTGCTGGCTGACGAATTACTCCCCCCCAGACAGTGTAACCCTGAACTTTGCGGCTCGGCCTGATGTCATTGCTGCTGGTAGGACTCGATTTGATGCTCGACAACGAAGAATCGTAAGATTCCAAGACCCCGTCATGTCTGGGAAGATTTTAACTCCTGGAAAACGAAGCTTTATGATCCAGTTGGCTGGATACTGCTTTGGCTTTCTGGGCGTTAACAAGATTATCGCATATGTTCCCGGAAACAGGAAAAGCAACCTGATACTCAAGGCTCTTGGGTTCCACTTCATCGGAGTGATGAAGGGTGACATGAGTATTGGCGGGGAGCCTCAAGAGGTCAGGCTCTGGGATCTCACAAGGGACATGTTTTCAATGCAATACGGAGGGAACAATGAAGATATTCGGGACGACAGTGCTGTTGGATCCGATGACAACGATAGAGTCGAAGCCCCCATCAGGCTTGATCCTGCCGGAGGGGATGCAGCTGGATTCTAGTTACGTCCGGATTACTGTCAAGGCGGTTGGAGAGGGCTGTAAGCGTGTTGTCGCTGGTGATGTTGCTATCGTGACCCCCAGAGAGTATGCTAAACTGGACGGACAATGGCTCATTTGCTCTGAGAGCGAGATACTGGCCGTGGATGATGGAATTGACCTCCCGAGCATTCCGGGCTCTAGGATCGCAACTGTGGACGGCAGCGGTGGTTAAGCATGAGGTCAATGGTGTAGAGCATGTCTACTACACTATTGGCGAAGCTGAGGACGTTGGCCTCAGGTGGAAGCCTTGGAGAGCCTGCCAAATTGGGGACTGGGCAAGAACTGACGATGACATGGTGGTCGAAGTCCTCACAAGGGGCGGAACCAGAAGCAGTTATGACTGGCTCAGGATTGCCACCGGGACATTTGTTACCAGTCCCGGAGTCCGGATGACAACAGAAGTCAGGGAAAACCGCACATCCTTCGGCGGGAAATACCCACAATGGAAGGATCCGAACAGAAAGCTCACGAAGAGAGAGCGACTGTTCACTGAAGTCTATACTCGGACTTGGGACCAGAAGCTGGCCTATGCTATGGCCTCTGGCAGGGACAAGAACGAGAGGGGCGTTGGTGAGCGGGCCGCAGTCTACGTGGCAAGAGCGAATGTGCAGGAAGCCGTGAAAGACAGAATCAGAGAGCTGGCTGCGAGACAGGGTGTGGACGAGGACTATGTCATCGGAGGGTTCAAGGAGCTTTTCGAGGAGGGGGTAAATGAGACGACAAGGGCTCGTGCCTTAGAAAATTTAGCAAAAATACTACAAATGCTTGACAGCAAGCATGAAAAGGCTGTAGTAATGTTAGGTGCAGGAATAACCGAAGCCGAAATCAAAGAGATAGATGCGGAAATAGACCTGAATTTAATAGAAGGTGCAGAAGTTGCAGACAGCACAGCAAGTTCACACCAGCCAGATGATTCAGCAGACGGACGAGAACCGGAAGCGCTCTCAGATGAGAGTGCGGATGGCCAAGTCGATTCCGTTTATGGCGAAAGCCCTGTTCCCGAAAGCGGCGAAACTCAGGATTCCTGATTTCCACGAGGAGATCTACGCCCTCCTGCAAGACAATAGCAAGAAGAGGCGAGCCATCAAGGCTCCACGAGGTCACGCAAAATCAACGCTGACCTCGTTTTTTTATCCCATGTGGAAAATCATTACCAAACACCCAGATGATGACCCTCGCTTTATCGTGATCGTCTCAGAGTCTCAGGATCAGGCGATCAACTTTCTCTCCGATATCAAGATGGAGATCGAGGAGAACGCCCGCCTCCGGTATTACTTTGGTGACCTGAAGGGTGAGCCTTGGGGTGCTGATGATATCGTCACTTCCAATGGAGTGAGGATAAAGGCTGTTGGAACAAGGCAGAAGGTCCGTGGGATGATCTTCCGCCACACCCGCCCAACCGACATCATTCTTGATGACTTTGAAAGTGAGGGCAACTCTCTCACTCACGACAACCGCTCCAGAAACAAGGACTGGGTATCTGGAGCCGTAGAGCCTTCTCTGGCCCATGATGGTATTCTTACTGCTATCGGAACCGTGATACACAATGATACGTGGCTTCAAGATGTGGAGGCTGACCCCACATATAAGACGCTAAGGTATGACTGCGAGATGGATTCCGACAACAAGATACCCCTGTGGCCGGAGAACAAATCATGGGACCAGCTCATGGCGATTAAGGAATCATATCGCCGCCGTGGGCTGGTCCATATGTATTACCAAGAATACCGGAACATGCCTTCCAATCCAGAGGAGCAACTGTTCCTCAGGGAGGACTTCAGGTTCTGGTCAGGCAGGTTGGGCGTAAAGGATGGGCATTCCGTAGCCTTCATCAACAACGATGACGGCTCAACATCTATTATACCTGTTAATATCTTCGTAGGGATAGATCCTGCGATATCTTCTCGTGGAGACTTTAACTGTATTATGCCAGTTGGCGTTGCTTCGGACGGTAGGTTCTTCGTTGGGGACTATCTAAGGTTTCGGGGTGAGCCCGATCGGGTTATCAAGGAAATGTTCCAGATGCAGTTCAGGTACAAGCCTCTCAGGTTTATAGTCGAGACTACGGCATATCAGGAGGCCCTTGCCATCTTTGCCCGCAAAGAGATGATCAGGAAGAATATCTACTTCCCCATCTTTGAGGTTAAGCCACGGGTGGCGAAGAATATTAGGATCGCTGGAATGCAGCCGTACTTCAGGGCGCATCAGGTTCACCTTAAAGAGAATCAGAGTCAGCTTGAAGCTGAGCTGCTTGCCTACCCTAAAGGCAAGAACGACGATACGCTTGATGCTCTTCACAATTGCATCGAAAATGCTCTTGAGTGTGCGATGGGGAGTGTTGATGATTTTGAGGACTTCTACGAAGAAGAAGTAGAGGTGGATTGGATGTCATTATGAGCCAAGCCAAAAAAGGCACAGTCACCCCAGCGATGAAGAATCGTGAGGTGTACGAGTCATTCAGGGCTTCAAGGTCTACTTGGTCCTCACAGTCTTCTGAAGACATGGACTACTTCCTTGGAAAGCAGTGGACAGCCAAGCAGGAGAAGGAGCTTCGCCAGAAAGGTGCGGCTCCACTTGTAATCAACAGGGTCTTCCCCGCCTGTCAGCAGAAGCTGGCACAGCTCAGCGTTCACAAACCAGTTATTCGGGCCGTCCCGATTGATGTTGACGACAACGTGACAGCGGATCTCTATTCGGATGTCATCGAATACGTGCTTCAGAACTCTGATTTCGAGCTAGTCGAGATGGAGGTCAAGCGTGATCATGTTGTTAGAGGTGTGGGCTACTACCACGTTCACGTTGATCGTGAAGAGGACGATGGTCGTGGCGAGGTTAAGGTTGCGGCACTCCCTCCAGACATTGTCTATGTGGACCCAGCCGCAAGAAAGCCAGACTACTCTGACGCAACGCACATCGTTGTCAGCCAGATCATCAAGCTTGGTCTCGCAAAAAGGCTCTACCCGAGACATGCGGCAGCGCTGACCAAGGCTGCTGGCGAGCTTTGCCACACAGAGGACTACGAGACCAGTGGCAACCATTCGGCTGAGAGCGTTCAGACTCCCGGTGAGCTGTCAATGTACGATGGATGGATCACCAACAGCGAAGACGACAATCTTCTGGTCAGGATAATTGAGAGATACTCCAAGGTTAAGCTGCCCCACTACATTGTGAGGAACCACATCCTTGGAACCCACGCCGTTGTTACAGCTGAGGAATATTCTTCGACTTATAAGGATCGGCCCGACTTTCAGACGACCAAGGTGTTCAAGACCAAGATCCTGAAGCACACCTCTGCCGGTAATGACACCTCCATCTCCAGTGAGATCCTAAATACCAACATCTACCCGATCGTTCCTGTTCCAAATGTATGGACAGGAACACCGTTCCCGATGGGTGATGTCAGATACATCAAGGGCATTCAGGACGAGATCAATAAGCGCAGACAGCTAATGATCTCCCATGCCACCAATACTGCCAACTCCAAGTGGTTGCACGAGGAGGGCGCTGTTGACCCGAGACTGTGGGACAGGGCAAGTGCGATCTCTGGACAGAGGCTGCCCTACAAGCTTGGATTTGAGAAGCCGACACCCGTGTTCCCTCCGGCGATGCCAAACGCTCTCTATGCCTTGGAGACGGAGGCGAAGCACGATGTCGAATATGCTACCGGGATCTTCCCTCTGGCGCAGGGGGACTCTTCTGGAGCGCCTGAGACGTTTGCGGCCACAATGGCTATTGAGGAGTACGGGGCCAGAAGGCTCCACTCTTCATTCACGATGCTCAGTGCGGCCAAGCAGAATGTCGGCAGGCTCATCATAGACTATTCAAGAGATGTTTATCGGATTCAAAAGATGATCCGGATCACTGGCGATGAAGGGTCAGTCAAAACGGTCATGCTGAATCAGCCTTCCGGGGTAAGCCCTGCTGGAGGCATGGTGTATAACAACACTCTTGGTCATAGACGTTACGATGTTACCATCCGGTCGGGGAAACTGGCCCCGACCAACAGGACGGCAATGCAGCAGCACTTCCTTGAACTCTACAGGATGCAGCTGATAGATCGTCAAGCAGTTCTTGAGCAGCTAGATATTCCGAATAGGTCGGACCTTATCGAGAGGATGGGCGAAAACGCTCAACTCAGGCAGGCCTTGGAATCAGCGAATGAGCAGCTCAAGCGGATGGAAGGAATCCAGCAAACCCTTATGCGTGGAAACGTGCAGATGCGGATTAAGTCAGAGGCGGATCAATATCGCAACCTTGAAGAGGCCGAGTTCATTGAGACCGCAGCTGAACAGAAGCTGATAAGGGGTATGATGGACCTCGCAAAGGACACCCATAGAAAAACTATGGAGCTTGACCGGCGTGAGGAGAAGGTTGCTTTTAAAGAGAAGCAATCAAGTAGCCGCAATCCCAGCAAAGGGACCGGCAAGGAGTAGAGTATGAGCGACAAAGACGGCAACCTTGAGAAAGGCCCGGACACAAGAGAGGTCTTGACTGGGGATAAACCTCGAGTCAGTGCCACTGAAGAGTATCTCAGGCGCAGCATGCCTGATGTGATAGCGCAACGTGACCGCAACCTCGCTGAGGCCGGTAACGAAATGGACGATTCGAAGCTTGCTCCGAAATCGTCAAAGGGAGTAGACGCTCCAAAACCCAAGCCTGCGGAGAAAATCTTAGGCAAGTTTGACACTGTTCAGGATCTGGAGAAAGCTTACCAAGCGTCTGAATCGGCTCTTGGTACAGCCCAGCAGAATCTGAGCAGTGCAAAGCCTGCGGTTGAGTTGGCTGGGAAGTATGAAACGCTCTTAAAGGCAGTTGATGGCAACCCTGAACTGAGAAAGCACATCGTGAACTTTTACAGCAAAGAGCAAACGCCGGATATGCGGCGTGAGGTGGATGAGGACGGAGACCCGACAGGTAATCTCACCCTCAGTCCCAATCAGCTTTCGAATATGATTCAGCAAGAAGTGCAGAAGGCAGTTCAATCCGCCAAAGACGATGTCCAGCGAGAGCAAAACCAACAGCAAGAAGTAGCCGAGTTCGAAGCTCAGGTTAGAAAGCAATACCCCGATGTTTCAGATGAAGCCCTGAAGGAGTTTTACGAGAAGGTCAAGAGCGGGCAGGTGACACTGATGGACATCTACTCTGGTGTGAACCGGGGTCTTGGTGAAGCTGCGGCTGAAAACCGTGGCAGAACTGAGGTTGTCGATCAAGTGGAGCGAGTCCAAAATATGACTCCATCTCTTGGAACCGTAGCTGGCCACGTTGAGGTTGATCAATCTCTTGAGGAAGCTATGGCTGATGACATCGTGGCAATTGGCAGGAAGAAACAGCTGGCGACCGAACTCGGGTTTTAGTTAGGAGAACCTGAAAATGAGCGGATTGTCTGGAAGCGACCCTACAGGTCGCTATGGCTCTGGGTTTTATCCTGGCGAGGGAACTGGTGGTGTCTACGATAAGCGTGTCGTGCTCGACATGGCTGACAAGATTCACATGCTCTCTCCCACGGATGCCCCTTTTTATGTCCTGCTTGGACAACTGGCGAAAGTCAACGCCAAGCAGCCTCGGTTTGAGTGGATGGAAGACGAGTACTTCGTCATGCGTCACTTCACTGCCGAGTATCACTTCATTACTGATGAAGCGGCTGATGTTTTGTGCTGGTTGCAGCTGAAGAGTCCGAGCGATGCTCAGGCTTTTGAAGCTTCTCCGTACCAGCCTACCGCTGTCGGCACGATTCTCGAAAGAGCTGCTGCTTACATTGGCGAGGATGTTGCCGGTACTGCCATGACTGATGTCAATTGCAATCTCTTGAAGATTGTGAAGGTTGGCGGCACCTCTGGCAATGACACGATGTACGTCATTCCTGAGAAGTTTGGCGTTAACAATGTCGGCAAATGGCGGACGATTGACCCGACAGATACGGTTGCTGGCAATGGTACTGATCCTATCAGTGGCCATATCTTGATGCTTGGTCAGGACACCGCTGGTGGAGATGCCTCTTGGACTCCGTCAATGGCTGACTCTTGGTCAGATTATGGGATAAACATTGATGAGGCCATCATCATTGATGACACCCTGACCGCTACGATGTGGGTTGATCCGGGTACGGACTATGCCTTGGATGCAAGCGCCACATTCGATGTCTACGTCACTGCCTACACTCCCATGCTTCTCCAGAAGGGTCACTACGAGGGTAGTAAGCTTCCTGAGGAATCCCGCAAGGGCGTTCGGACTGACTGGAACCAGACTCAAATCATGAAGACCCCTTGGTCAATTACCAACACTGCCATAGCTACTCAGTATGTCGGTGGGGATGAACTGGCTCGGGTTCGCAATCGTGGGCTGATCAAGCACAAGATTGACATAGAGAAGATCCTGTTCACCAACGGTGAACGTGATACTTGGACTGGTGAGAGTCCCAAGCGTTCTACTCGTGGGCTGGGCGTTGGTGTCAGTGGCTCTGGTACAACCAATGCTGGCGAGCAGGACATTGGGTTCATCCGGACCTACAATGTTGACAGGCTCAACCTTGCCGCTACCACTCATGCGAACAACTCGCTGAGGGTTCGTCCCGATCTCAACAACTTCTACGGTGACCTTACCGATGCCTGCGAAATGATCTTCGAGGATCAGGTGCAGGGCAAGGCGAGCAAAACCATGTTCGTCTCGCAGAAGTGGCTCGGGGCATTCACTCGGTACAGTGGCTTGATGGGTGGAATCAATGACGGTGGCAGTGGCAACACCATGACTCAGGGCTGGAGTATGCAATATCTCCCCGGCTCTGACGCTACCGCTGGTATCGCCATCAGGCGCTTCCAGAGCCCGTTCGGTGTCCTCAACGTGATTCCGACACCCACCCTCCGTGGTGAGTATGAAAATCACGCTGTGATTCTGGACATGGCTCAGATGGAACTGAAACCTCTTCCGGGTCGTGACACCAAGGTCATTTCTGGTGCTCAGGACAATGATGAGGACGGTCTGGCCGAGTACGCCATCACTGAGCTTGGGCTCAAGATGATGTACGAGCAGACCTGTGGTACCTTGATGTTGACTGCTGACGTTACTTAGACCGACTGGGAAAGGGGGAGCTTCGGCTCCCCCTGACCCAACAGGAGCGTTATGGGACAGCTCACACAATCTAATCTTTATGACGGGGTTGCATCTGGGATGGACCTCGATTCTGGTGATTTCACATCCGCCGAACAGGACGAGATGGATGCTTGGGCATTGGACTGCCTTCGAATGTTCTTGCCCATGGTTCCCGTCTACGCCATCGAGAGCGTCTTGACGAGGCTGAGTAGTCAAGCCTCTCCAGTTTCGCTCCCCTCCGACTCGATGAAGATCGTGAGGGTTTCTGGTTCAACCTCTGGAGACCTGCTCAAAGAGAAGGCTCCTGATGAATTCTCCCAGATCAAAGCCTTCTACAGTGGCTCCGCCTACTCTGCTGGCAACAGGATCTGGACATCTCTCATGGGTAAGGTTTACGGGTTTGAGCTTGGCGGTGAGGCGGTAGATCTCGATTACATCGCTGAGCCCGTCTGGGTTTCGACCAACCTCTCTATCCCTAACGGGTGGGAGGGCATCGTGATTGACTACACTGTCGTTAAGGCCAAGATGAAAGACGAAGAGCCTGAGCAGGGCAAGCTCCTCTGGGACATATTCCTGCAAGGGTTGAAACGGTTCCAAGGCTTTGAGAATATAGCCAAACTGGTCGGAGGCTGATCATGGCTGAGACATTACGTCGATGGACTTTCAACCAAGGGCTCCTGTACAAGAATTGGGAGGTTGAGAATAACGACGCATACTTGGCTGACCATGCGAAGCTTCAAGACGCTGATGGTAAATGGCACTTATTTGGAATTAAGAAGATGGATGCAGACTCTGGTTATGGTGAGAGGCTTACCCACTTTTCCACGTGGGACTTCAAGAACTGGTATGCACACCCCGATGTTTTGTTTGCCACTGGAGTTGATGCTGCTGGCGAATCAGCGCCTAACTGGTACTCGCTCACGCCGTCATTCATCTTTGCCCCAAGTGGTATCGAAAACCCGAACTGGGATCCTGATGGAACGGCAGTAACTGACAAGCGCTATGTCTTGTGCTGCACTTTGGTTAATGATCCGACACCGCAGCACTCTGAGTGGCTGGCATTCGCCTATAGCGATGACATGAGCAGCTGGTACTGGGACACCGCCACGAATCCATTCAATATCGAAGCCCACAATGAGGACGGAACTGGCGATTTTTGGTGGAAACCGCTGTCCCACTATTCGGCATACAGGGATGCCAGATTCTTTCATGATGAAGACTCTGGAAAGTATTACATGACATTCATGTGCTACCAATATCCCGGCACTTGGCAGGGGGCGGCTGGCTTAATCGAGTGGACAACTACCTCTGGTACATTTACGCAGGGGTGGACAATACATGCCAACAAGTACCTCATTGATTACGCTACCATAAATCCTGAAGGTCCGGGAATCATAAAGTCTGGCAGCCATTACTATGTCTGGACACACGCCTACATGTGGAGAATTGACGATATTGGTGCAGATACACCATGTGTCGGCGGTAACGAGGACTGGGATCTCGTATCGTCAATATTAAGCGATTCGTCACTTGGGTATGCAAATGAAATTGACTATGACAGCACTCTTGATGAGTGGATTGCCACAAGTCATGATGGGCGTGGCGGAAGCTACGCAAAGTATTACAAGGTTGGCTCAATCGAATTTTCCGACACACTAGACCCTGTCGTGACCAATTGGTTTGAGCCGATTGATGGCTCAATGGGGTTGATTAGTGAGTGGTCAGTTGTGAGCGGGAGCGTGTTTGACTATCAGCCCGTTATCTTTGATGCTGGCGATCCGTACAGGTTCCCACCCGGATCCAGCTCCCCGTGGCCACGGGGAACAAGATGTACATTCAGTTCGGTTTGGTCTGGGACGTTGCCTGCCGGAATCTATGAATTTAAGGCAATAGTAGACCATGTTGTTTCGCCAGCAACTGAGCCACCGGCCTCTTTTTCAGGATCAGACATCAGGAACGATTACTGGGAATTTGTTTCGGCTATTCCCGAGTCTTGGGTTGAGGACTGGTCAGCCCTAAGTCAGGGGTCACTTGCCTCTGGATACAATGCCAGTGGATGGCCCGGAACGAATTTCCCAGAAGCCCCGGCATCATCTGGGCCAATCGACAATTCCTTCATAAATACTGGTGGATATGCTCCCAATATATGGGAAACAGTTTCATTTGGTCCGGACTATTGTCAACTTGTTGGCCGGATAGTGAGCGACACGTTTGTTGTCACCGGCAGCAGGATGAAGGTTCGTGTTGGAGGCGCTGGAGATGAGACATGTTACGTTGCAATGTATGCTGGATCAGGGCAGCTGCTATTCAAGGAGTATGGAACCGGATCTCCGTGGATGACAGTGAGGTATTGGGACACGTCTTCACTCGTGGGTTCTTCGGCATACTTCGCCATCAATGATGGCGACACTCATCCAGACACCGGCTTTATCTGTTGTGGGCCATTTGAAGCTTACGACCTATCTTCAGGTGAGTCCGATCCGGTTGCACCGACAAGCCCTCTGGTCGCCTCTAGCGGCATCGAACACTTCTGGGAGGAAATATACACCCGGATCGGTGCAACCGCCTCACAGGTCACTCCGGGCCGCCTGAGCCGTCTTTTGGACGAAGCTCAACGTGAGATCGTGCAGATCTTGGGTGGTGGGGAGATCCCTGAACTAGAAGTCCGCCATACTGAAACTATTAAGATAACGGACACCACTGTTGAGGCTGAGGGTGGCTTGACCAAAATCAAGTTGTTTGGCCCTGATGGGTTGTTCTGGACTGATGGTAGCTATATCGACACTGGCACTGAGGTGTATCACGAATTCTTTGACATAGTCGCTGTGTCTTTTGCGGCAGACGAAGATACTGCTGCCAACTCGCTCAAGTACGCCAAGGGCGTGAAGCAGCTGGAGATTGAGCAGAGGGCTACAGGTTGGCGACGCAACTTCTACGAAGAGATAGCCGATGAGGGCTATGTCTGGTCTCGTGCTGGCGACCACCTCTACATTTACCCTGCCGGTGAACTTGATCCGGATGCTTCTGATAATTTAAGACTGACAATGGTTCAATATCCCGAACGGTTTATAGGCAGTGATGGACGCATTAAGTCAGCATTCGTTAACGCCAGCGGTCAATGTGAGCTGCCTCCAAGGTACTGGCCGATCATGGTTGACCATGTGGTCAGGCAGATAACCTCGAGCAAGGCTGGTGGCCCTGAGGTGTCGCTACGAGAGGCCATGATGACGTATCAGGCCGCTAAGGAGGACGCTAATGACTAGAGTTGAGATGATGACGATTGTACGGGGGAGACTCCCCGAAGCGGTCAACCAGAACCTTGGTGATGCAGAGCTAAGGTCAATGATTAATCAGGCTTCTAGGGCTCTGACAATTTACACTCGCCAAGGAGAGGAGACCGCCAGTGACTTAACTGTAGATGCCGATGGGTGCGTTGCAGTGCCAAGCACTCTTATTCGGCTTACACGGGTGGAGTACAATGGCAATCAAATCAAGAAGACTTCGATGGCTGCGATTATCGACCTTGAAGGGGTCGCAGACTGATTCTGGCGGACATGTAGAGAGGAAGTTCAGAATGAGCCCGGTAGCAAGGGATAGCATCAAGGCTGCTTCTATAATCTCCGGTACGGTTGCCACCGTAACACTGGTAATCATGCTTCTTACTCTTGGAGCTTGGGGTGAAAGAAAGGCCGACAAGGTCGATGTTCATGCCACAAAGGAGCGGATAATCATCTTGGAAACGCAGCAGTTGCAGAATACGAAAGAACATGATGCCATACTTGGGGCCATCAACAAGCTTGGCGAAAAGGTCGATAATCTTAGGTAGGGGGCAGTATGAGTGGTATCAATTGCTCAGATACAGAATCTGGAGAATTTTGGTACTGGTACGGAAAGCGAAAGATCGGGACATTCCAACCGCTATCTGAGGGTTCAACACTGACCCTCTTTTTTGAAAAGGCACCAGACCTTCTGGCGATATCCGGATCCTCTGCGGACACGGCAGATGATGTGGAGCTGGAGGTGTGGCCTGAATGGGAAGAGGCAATGATGGAGTGGATCGTTTCGAAGGCACTGCTTCGCCCCGGTGGCGATGCCAAGATGGCTGTGCTTGCCGATCGGAACTATTTGAGAGCCCGCAAAGAGGCCGCCAGTAACATAGACAGGGATGTGACCGCCCTTGGTCACGGGTATCCGCAGGAGTAGCAA